AACTTTATATGACTTTTGTAAAATATCACAAGGCTTGTCCAGAATGCGGAGGGAGCGATCCAGTATCGATTAACGAGGACGGATCTGCAAAATGTTTTAGTTGTGGTACATACTTCAGAGATTATGAGAAGGCTATGAAAGGCGAAACAGTAAGTGACTTCAAGACATACAAGAACAATTCTATGAATGAAATAGAAGGAGAGTTTATTGCGTTACACGACAGGGGCATATCCTTAGACACTGCTAAGAAGTATGGGGTCAAGGCGTTGTCTCGAAACGGAGACCTAGTAAAACATTACTATCCTTATTACAACGCCAATGAGATATCAGGATACAAAGTGCGTGAAGCTGGTAAGATATTTAGTTGGAAAGGATCGTCACAAGACTCTGGACTCTTTGGTCAACAAGCGTTCCAAGAGGGTGGTAAGTTTATTACAATCACTGAGGGTGAGTGTGATGCGATGGCTGCTTATGAACTGATGGGTTCAAGATGGCCTGCAATCTCAGTAAAGAATGGCGCTAACGGTGCAGTCAGCGACATAAAAAAGAATATAGAATACATCGAGAAATTTGACACAGTTGTATTGTGTTTCGATAACGATAAACCGGGAAAAGATGCAGCTAAGAAGGTTGCTAAACTTTTGACTCCCGGTAAAGCCAAAATCATGCAGCTTCCTGATGACTTCAAGGATGCTAATGATATGCTTCGTAAAGGACAGCACCAAGCCTTTATGACAAGCTGGTGGGCCTCGAAGACCTACACCCCGTCTGGAGTTCTGAATCTTTCAGACAACTTAGAAAAACTCAATCACCGCGAGAAGAAAGATTGTGTTCCTTATCCTTGGGATGGATTAAACGAAAAACTTTATGGCCTAAGACAGGGCGAGTTAGTTACTATTACTGGGGGAACTGGGCTTGGTAAGTCCAGCATTACAAGGGAGCTAGAGCATTGGCTAATCACTCAAACACAAGACAACGTAGGCATCGTGGCCTTAGAAGAAGATTGGAAACGAACCGCAGACGGTATCTTATCCATCGAAGCAGACAAGCGGCTGTACATAGATCAAATTAGAGAAGAGCAGGGCGAGGCTTACGAGAACTTAAGTAATTTATTCTTTAGAAAACATGCGGATCGAGTCTGGATTTATGCTCACTTCGGAGCCAGTGACTTCGATGAGATCATGTCTAGAATTAGATATATGATTATAGGCTGTGGTTGTAAGTGGGTTATTGTTGACCACCTTCACATGCTAGTCTCTGCTTCAGACGAAAGCAACGAGCGCATTCTCATTGATAGGATTATGACTCAGCTTCGGAAGCTTGCAGAGCAGACAGGAGCAGGCCTAATCCTTGTCTCACACCTTCGTAGACTAGAGGGCAACAAAGGGCACGAGAATGGAGTATCGGTTAACTTGAGCCATCTCAGAGGTTCTGGCGGTATCGCTCATATCTCTGACTGCGTTATTGCCTTGGAGCGTAATCAACAGTCTGATGACCCGATAGAGGCTCAAACAACACATATGAGAATTCTTAAGTCTAGGTACACTGGTGATGTTGGTATGGCTACCCATTTACTGTATGACAAGGATACTGGTAGACTCAAAGAAATATTCTTAGAAGATAATGATGAACTTGAGGAGATTGAACTTTGAAGTCCCTTGTCTTTGACATTGAGACAGATGATTTAAATGCCACAAAGATATGGTGTTTGTCTGCACTTGATGTCGATACCGAACAGCAATTCTCTTATGGACCTTCTGAATTATCAGAGGGTCTTGAGTTGCTTCAATCCGCAGACAAGCTCATAGGACATAATATATCGTGTTTTGATATACCAGTAATCAAAAAGCTTACAGGCATTGACTTGTCTCATAAAACTCTTGTGGATACACTTGTACTTTCAAGGCTATTCAATCCAGTGCGCGAAGGCAATCATGGTCTGGAACGCTGGGGCTTTGCTCTAGGCTCACCTAAGATTGAGTTTGATGAATACACAAGATACTCGGAGGAGATGCTTAAGTATTGTGAGCAGGATGTGTTTCTAAACTATCAGGTGTTTAATGCTCTTAAGAAAGAGTCAAAGGGCTTTTCTAAAGAAAGTGTTCAACTAGAGCATGAAGTATATAGAATACTTTCTGATCAGCGTGATTATGGGTTCCTTTTAGATATTCAGACATCAACGATGCTGGTTGCAAAACTAGAATCTAGAATCAGTCAGATAAAAGAAGAGATATCCAAGGTCTTCAAGCCCAAGAAAGAAACACGTAAGATCTTTAAAAGATATAGCCCCAAAGGTAAATTACTAAAGACAGGCGTTGATAACTTCGGTAAAGGAGTTAGGCTTAGTGATGCAGAGTTTAAAGAAATAGAACACAAACCTTTTATTACAAGGGTATATACCAAGGAATTTAATCCGGGTTCTCGACAACAGATAGGAGAATATCTACAGGACTTTGGCTGGAAGCCACAAGAGTTTACTGCTACAGGCCAAGCCAAAGTAGATGAAAAGATATTATCTGAGATCAAGGACATCAAAGAGGCTGAAGTTATCGCAGAGTATCTCATGCTTCAGAAGCGGATAACACAGATTGAATCTTGGCTCAAAGAAGTAAACGATAAGACAGGCAGGGTTCATGGCTTCGTTAACCATAACGGAACCATCACTGGTCGTATGACTCATCGCGGTCCTAATATGGCTCAGATACCTAGTGTCTCTTCATCTTATGGTAAAGAGTGTAGGGCTTGTTGGACAGTACCAAAAGGATATAAACTTGTAGGCATTGATGCTAGTGGTCTAGAGCTTCGTATGCTTGCCCACTACATGAACGACGAGGACTATACTAATGAAATCCTTAATGGAGACATACACACCACTAATCAAAAGCTTGCAGGACTTGAATCAAGAAATCAGGCAAAGACTTTCATCTATGCACTCTTATACGGAGCAGGAGATGCAAAGCTTGGAACAGTGGCTGGAGGAGGCAAAAGTGCTGGGAGAAACCTTAGAAAATCATTTATCGATAATCTACCATCATTTGCAAATCTTAAAAATAGAATTGGACGAGCGTCAGGAAAAGGATATCTTAAGGCACTAGATGGTCGTAAGTTATTTATACGTAGTGAACATAGCGCATTAAACACGCTTCTTCAGGGCGCTGGTGCTATCGTTATGAAGAAAGCTTTAGTTATACTTAACGATAAGATTAAAGATCTAGACGCACACTTTGTTGCTAACGTGCATGATGAGTGGCAGATAGAAGTAAGAGAAGATCAAGCTGAGAAGGTTGGTCAACTGGGTGTCGAATCTATACGTGAAGCAGGTGAAGCTTTGAATCTTAACTGTCCTTTAGATGGCGAATACAAGATAGGAGGTAACTGGAGTGAGACACACTGATGGACCAGTTATCGTTATTTGAAGACGACCATTACGACATAGGAGAAGATAATAAATTTTGCAGTAAATGCAAAACTCTTCTCCCGCTCTTTAACTTCAGCAGGACCAGTGGCGGTAACTATCTAAGGCCTGAATGTAAGAAGTGTAATAATGATCTCAGTAAAGTACGAGCCGCCTTGAAAGAAAAACATGGGATGCCCGTAGGCGAATACACCTGTCCT